TGCTGTTCAAGGAGAACTATTGAAACAACAAAGACCTGGAGGCTTACTTTCAAGATAATGGCTACTTTTCCTGATTACAATCCACAATATTCCGCTACAAAACGTAGTGCTCCAATACAACGCATTACTCAGTTTGGAGATGGATACCAGCAAAGAACAACCTTTGGTTTAAATCAAGATCCAAAAGTTTGGAATCTTACATTTAATGTTGATGATGAAGATGCAACAGAAATAGAAACATTTTTAGAAAACGAAGCTAAGAATGGCACTTCATTTAGCTGGTCACCACCAGATACAACTACAACCTTTAAATGGATATGTAGAAGTTTCAGTAAAGAAATATTTGAAATTAATAGAAATAGAATAACCGCAAGTTTTGAGCAAGTATTTGAACCATAATGGGAATACCAACTTCTGAATTACAGGCTATAGCTCCTGGTGCAATAATTGAATTATTTGTTATTGAACTAAATACAACATTACATGGTGCTAATACCATATATCGTTTTCATAATGGTGCAAACTTAAATGCGAATGGAGAAGTCGTTTGGGCTGGCAATTCTTATTTAAGGTTTCCTATCGAATGTACTGGTTTTGAATTTGGCTCAACAGGTACTTTGCCCAGACCAAAAATTTCTATAAGTAATATCTTGGGAACAATAACAACAATAATGTTAGATGTAAATAAAACTACTGTAGGCAACGATTTAAATGGAGCAAAGTTTATAAGGATCAGAACTCTTGCTCGATATTTAGATGCTGTAAATTTTACAGGAGGTACAAATCCGTTTGGCACACCAGATCCCACAGCAGAATTTCCACAGGAAATTTACTTTTTGGATCGTAAAGTAACCGAAACAAGAGATATCGTTACATGGGAAGCTCAGTCTGCGTTAGATTTAATAAACGTAAAACTACCAAAAAGAATTGCTACTAGAGATATTTTTCCTGGTATTGGAGCATTTTTAGGATGAGTTGGAAAGATATTGTA